AGCGGTCAACCACTCAGGATCAATCTCCACGAAGCGGACGTTGTGCGGTGCGACGTTGCGAACGAACCCAACCACGACTCGGTTGACCGGCACGCCGCAGGTGGTGGCTGCCAACAGGTAGAAGGCCAACTGCTCGGCGTACCCGTAGTTCGCCATGGTCCGGGTCAGGCTGTTGATGGACAGGTCACCCGACGTTGTCTTGATGTCGAGCAGCAGGCCATCGTGCAGGTAGTCGATCCGTGCTTTGCATGGGATCTCACGATGCTTGAAGATGAACGACCGCTCGGTCATGTTGCGTGGGTTGGTCTCGATCTGCGAGGGGATGGTGTCCTCCCACCAGTGGTGGTTGATGATTGAGCCTGCCATCCACTTGGCGGTGGCGTGCTGGTCCTCGGTCAGGACCGTTCGCTTGCCAGCCACAACTTGGAAGTCTTCCCACTCCTGCTTGCCTGCCTTGGTGCGGCGGTCAACCTTGGGGGCCACGATGTAGTCCCGGTTGAATGAATCCCGGTCCAGCACGAGGCAGTGCAGGGCAGAGCCAAGAGCCATGGCTGGCGAGGGTGACGGTGGGTACTCGATGTCGTGCCAGACCTGCTCGATCCCGGCGTTCGCCATGGTCTTGAGTCGGTGGCTGCTGGCATACGGCAGGCCGAGTGCGTGGTAACTGGTCTCGTCAAGCAGGTACTCGCCCTGCTTCATGGTAACTGTGGACATGGTTGTCTCCTAACTTGTCCTGATGGAATGTCGCCCAACGCTTGGGCCAATGCCCTGCCTGACTTGCAACAGACAGGGCCAAAGGAAAATGGAAGTTGTCGCCCGAAGGCATAGACGGTGCGGGGAGGGTTTACTTTATTACCTCCAAGGCTACTGACGCACTGAGTCGCTTCACCTACTGTTGCCCACGGTCCTCAGCCAGTTGGCCCTGCTCCCGTGGGCGACCTACCTTACGCCGTGCAGACGTTATTCAGTCACCGCTGGCAGGGTAATTAGTCCTGCCGTTAAGTTGTCGCCCGAAGGCAAAGACCCGGTGGAGGTGCGAACCCGCACCGGGCTGGAGTTCCACTGTGACCAAACAGTGAAGGGGGGGGTGGTCGAGATGCCCGTTAACTATTCGGAAGTGGGGCACCCCGACCGGGGTAGGTATCTTACCCTGAAATGCAAGCCGTGTCAAGCGTGCCATCAGGCAGGCGTGCATCTGTCCTCTCGATGTATTCGGTTAGTGCCTCAAGGACCACAAGGTTGCGACTGAACTTCTTGCGAAGGTGCTTTGGGGTGTCGCGGTTAACTTCGGCCTCTCTTATTCCAGCGATCTGATCGAGGCAATCAGCAAGGTCTGCATGGCAAGGCAAGCCAATGTGCTTTCGTTTGGTTTGGGTGTCAGACATTTTAGTTCTCCACTAGTTCTACGTCGGCGTAAAGGTTGACGCGGTCAGGCTCCACCACCACGAGGTGGCTGCCCCAAGCGTCCAGCATCATCTGCTCCTGCTCGCAAGCATAACCCCAGAATCTTTCGAGTGCCTCGACTGTCTCGGCATCCTCTGGTGATGCGGAGGTGATGTCATGCAGTTGCTCAAGCCGAGCCTCCAGCGTCAAGATGGGCGGGTATATCTCACGGCAGACGGTGGACACCTGCAAGAGCGGGGAGTTGTGCCACAGTTTGGCTGTTGCCATGTGGATGTCGGGAGTCTCGTCGCAGGACCAAGGGTGCTGCTTGTTCATGGTGTTGGCCCACTGGGCCAGAGACATTGCGGAGTTCACGAGCCACCTCCTGCTGGCTTGATCTCCCGCACATCCCAAGAGATGATTGGGGTGGGTGCTTTCATGACGAACTCGGCTTGAGCAGACTCTTCGTCCACGGCCCAGATGATCTTGTCTTGGCGGGCGATCTCATCTTCGTCGTAACTGCCGTAGGGCAGCACGACGGTCTTGGTCACCTTGAATGCCTTGAGGCCCTCGGCCTTGGCGTTGGATGGCTTGGACAGTTCAGCCTTGATGGCTGCAAGACGGTCGAGTGATCGGTCGATACTCATTTGGACAACTCCTTTTCCATTCTGGACACGTTCAGTGCAAGGGTTTCGATTAGGTTCTGACTGGCAGAGATGATGCCCTTCAGGTATGCGATGTCAATCTCTTGAGGGGCAGGGGTGGCAGGGGCATCTGTCTTGCGGAACTGACCGAGGCCCTGCTGCTTGCAGTAGTACCGGATCTGTGCCCCGGTGATCTGCTCACCCATGATCGCGGTTGCCTCGGCGGCAACGATCTCATCAGGGGCAAAGTTCAAAGCCTCGTGAGCCTGCTGGTCGTATTCTTTCAGCCAGTTGATGAGGCGTGAACGAGATTGCTTGGACATCTTGAAGCCTGTGCTTCGTCGTGATGGGATGTTCATGTCGTTGTCTCCTTTAGACATGGGGATTGTAGCAAAGAGATTAAGCCGTGTCAAGCCGAGGTCATTCGCCATCGGTCTTTCTCCACTGCTCGTTGCAGTCATTGGCCTCCTCTGCTTCGACTATCTCGGACATAGCGTCCCAATACTCGTCGTGTATACGGTTAGTGATCGCAACGACGGGAGCGGTTGGGAGTGAAAGATCCACCAAAGCATCCAACTCTTCTTTCGTTATTTCGATGGTGATCTCTACGGGTTTGTCAATGCTCATGATCTGGCCTCCTTCTTCTCTTTGGCGAGGATCTTCTTGAGCCGCGACCGAATGTGGTTGGCAGTGAAGGTTGCGTCCAGTTCCTTGCTGGCCCTGAAGGCCACCTTGCTTGCCGCGATGTTGCGGTTGGTGATGAAGAAGAAGAAGTCCTCGCACCATTCGTCCAGTGCTTTGAGGTCGTGTGGGTCAGGCTTTCCGCCGATGTATGCCATGGTTGGTCTCCTTTTGAAATGGCATTGTAGCATAGTGTCGAGGGTGTGTCAACCCCCTGTCAATCTTCGCACTTGATGAACTTGAGATACCGCTGGATGCGGTCGTAGTGCTTGTCCTCGAACCGTTCGGCCATGGCCTTCCGCTTCTTGAACTCATCCCTCAACTTCAAGACGGTGGTGGTACCCGTGCGAGGCTCGGCCCAAGCCTGCTCCATTGCATCCTCGGCTCGGTCAGCAGCCAGCAACAGAAGTTGGTGGTGCTGGTACAGGTATTGGTCAGGGTGCTTGCTCATGATCTGGTCTCCTTTGATCTATTCTTCTCTTCTCTTCTCTTGGTCGCATCAGAGCGTGACATCCGTCACGGGCAGGGCTGCCCATCCCGCCCCCTCCGCAGAGGGGACAGGTGGGGAGTCGTGCTGGGATCAGGCTGTAACAACCTCCTCCTTCTTCTCGGAGGTGGCTGCCTCCTCGGTGGTCCCGAGGATCACGGCTGCCGCCTTCTCGGCACGGGTGGCCCCGTAGTTCAGGGCGGTGGCATCCTCGCCGCAGCGATCCAGCCAGTTCTTGAGGTAGGCCACGCACTGCTCCTCGTTCAGGTCAGTGCCGGTGTTCGCCATGATCATGGCTGCACCGATCTCGGCCACCAACTCCTCGCGGGCGTAGTCCTTGGACCCGAAGCCGCCGTCGAGTTTGCGACCGAGGCGTGACTTGGCCCCGGTGGCGTGGCAGCATTCGTGGGCCAGAGTCTGGGCGTAGCCCTTGTTTCCGTCCTTGAACTGCTTGACCTCGGGCATGTGGATGCAGTCCATGGATGGGATGTAGCAGGCTTGATCGCCGCCGTCGTGGACCTGCACACCTTCGGCGTTGCACCAGTCGAGGCAGGTGGTCTCGGCGGCGGTGATGGCATCCTCGACCGAGAGGCCGGTTACGGGGCCGCAGATGCGGTCAAGGCGTGCTTCAAGTTTGGTCAACTCCTCGGCAGGCACATCGCACTGCTCGATGTTGAACACGTTGAAGGTCTTGAACAGCGGGATACGCTTCATCTCGCCATCCTCCTCCTTGTGGAGCCACTTCCAGAAGAAGACGGTGGTGGCCTTCTCGCCCTTGCGGACGGACCCGCCGAGGTTCTTGACCTGCTTGAAGGTGAGATACCACGGGCTGGAGTAGCCGTTGAAGGCCAGCATCAGAGAGTTCATGCCGGTGTAGGGGCGACCCGTGGACACCGACCGAGGGTAGGATCGACCTTGGGGGCCTTGGAGCCACGGCAAGATCCATGGCTTGATGTTGCCGGACTCAAGGGCGGTGGTGAGGGTGGTGACGGTGTTGGAACAGTGGTCTTGGAATTTGGTCATTGGGATACTCCGGGAAAGGGGTTCAGATGAAGAGGCCGTTGCGGTCGCAGTCGGCGAGGAATTGTTCTTGTTCAGGGGTGAGTGGGGTCATGGTCAATCCTCCTGTCCGGGGATGTCATCGAGGCTGTCGAAGCCAGAGAAGAAGTTGGGGTGAGTCTGGGGGATGAAGGCCAGAGAGCGGTCAGAGACCATGCTGGCGGAGCCGGGACGGTGCAGTTGGCGGATCTTGCGATTGCCGTCAGCATCGGTATTGATCTTGGTGAACACGGTGGTCGTGCCAGAGACCGTGTGAAACTCCAAGGTGAAGGACAGGCCGCTTGGTCGGTCGCCCGTCAACTCGATGACGGAGGGAGCAACCGGGAACCACTTGCCGAGGCCGTGGTCGCGGACCAGCAGAACGAAGTCTGCGAGGGCGGGATGTGAGTCGATGCTGGTCATGGGATCTCCTGTTGAATGTGAATCATAGCAAAGTGCCAGAGGTGTGTCAAGTGGCTGTCAGGGCCGCTCAGTCCGCCCCCTCCGGGGAGGGGACAGTTGAGGGGTCGTGATCACCGGCAGAGGTCGCGGTCGCCGTAGGCATCAAATTCGGCACGTTCACGGGCCACCTCGTACTCGGATTCAAGGCGGTCCTCCATGATGCGGTCGAATGGTCCAACAACGTGGTCATGCTCCAGATCGCCCACCACATCCTTGAGGCCACCGTGGGTTTGACTGAGGGCGGTGTTCAGGAAGTATTCAAGCGGGGTCTGGCCCACGAGATGACTGACCTTCAAGGCCCCGTCGTGGAACACGTTGGCTTCCCAAGACCAGTTGGTGGTCATGACGCGGGCGACGATTCGGCCCTCGATTTGCTGGTATCGGGCCAGAACGTAGAAGCCTTTCCAGACCCTGACCACAGCGAGAACGTCGCCTTCGGGCCGGGACAGGTCAGCGACCATGGCATCGTCGCAGGTGAACAAGGCCAGAGATTCGTGGCGGTCCATGCGGGCGTGCTTGGCCTCAAGGAACTCAGAGGCTTTGACGAAGCAGTCGAACGAGATTGGTGCGGATGGGGTCATGGGATACTCCAGTTGGGTTGGGTGGCAGGCTCATCAGTCCGGGGATGCCAGCCCCGAAGACGGCCCGAAGGCCGTTTCGCCGTGGTCAAGATCAGCGGTCCATGCTGGTCAGGGCCTCGATGATTTCGTCCAGCACCCCGCATGCCTTGAAGCCGCTGGAGTGGAACAGGGAGTCGGTGTTGATCGCCATCTCGCCATCGTCAAACTCCTCGATCATCTTGGACACAGCCTCAGCGATCTCGGCACGGGAGATGGACCAGTCGTGGCCGACCGAATCATTGAAGGCGACCTGATAGTCGGAGCCGGGAGAGGTCTGGTACAGGTCGCCCCAGATCACTGCACCGTTGTCGATGTCGCCATCCCACTTGAAGCCGTAGTCGAACATCTCGACTCCACGGTGGGAATACAGGAACCGAATGTGGACGGCATCCTTGGTGACGGCGAGGACGTTGACTTGAAGTTGGCCGAGATGGTAGATGGTGTTGGACATGGGATACTCCGTTGGGATGTTTATCATAGCAAAGTGTTAAGGGTGTGTCAAGTGGCTGTCAGGACCAATCGCCCCGGTCAGAGTTTTGAAGTTGCTTCTCCTCTCGGTCGCAGAAGTCACCGTAGTCGGCATCGGACGCATCCTGCTGGATCACATCGCAGAGCGTGATTTGGAGAAAGGATTTGCCATTGCCGCCGACAGCCTTGACCGTGTACCCGAAGGCGTTCAGGGCATTGGTGAGGCGGTCAAGGATGTAGCGGCTACCACGGGTGTTGGTTAGGTCGCAATCCACGAAGGCGGCAGCAGCACCACCGCCGGACTCGGACAGCGTGAATTTCCAGTCAAACTTGATCTCTTCGCCGCACTGGGCAACGATCAGGTTGAAGGTGGACTCGATGGCGTTTTGTATGGCGAAGTTGAATTCGGAAGGGTTGGTCGGGTTCATGGGATACTCCAGTTGGATCAGGTGGCAGACTCATCAGTCAGGGCATGCCAAGCCCTGAGACAGGCCAGTGGCCTGTTTCGTCGGGGAAGGGGAGGTCAGTCGAGAAGGAGGCCCTCCTCGAAGTGATAGACCGCAGCCTCCCACCCTGTGATGTAGTGGGCATATCCCCACTGGGCGTAGCCGACGGCATCCATCTCGCGGCGGATTTGGTCATGGCTGACGAATGCGACGGCATACTCGGACCCCTTGCCATCTTTGAAAACCCGATGGGCCTCTGGGGTCCACTCGACGATGATGACCCAGCCGCCATTGACGGTCTTGGATTGAAGGATTTCGCAGCCATTGAGATGGGAGGGAAGGGCAACGATTGAGGTGATCTCGGTCATGGTGAATCTCCGGTGCCAACAGCGGCACAGTCAGATAGTAGCAGAAGGTCAACCCTGTGTCAAATGGTGGGTGAGCGTTAGGTGTCTGTTAGGGTCAGCCATGGCACAGTGACATCATATGTCTGTCATAGATGCTCTGAGAATGTCGATTGCCCTACCCCAAACGGGTGTCACAATCCATCCTTCAGCCCACATTCAGGCCCGACAGCCGTACCTATCGCACACGGCGGACCATCCACACGTAGAGTAAGAGCCATGGATGTACCCAGTAACCCGAGACCAGATCCCAGTCACCGTCAGCAGCCAGCAGGGGGAGAGACAGAGACAGGGCACAGCACCCTACACGCGAGGCAGTCAGGCCAGCAGGATGGGCAGGCAGGCGAGCAAGAGGGGGGTGGGGGTTCGCAGGTCAGCCGGGTCGATGTCCCTAGTCAGGGTTCCCGGACAGGGGGGGACTCTGAGATCACTGACTTGGATCTGTCTGACCTCAAGACCAAGGAATGGCTGGCCTTGCCTCCGGCCAAGAGACCGAGGGAAGTGAACGAGGCTCTGTATCTCGCGAACAGGCGTGAGGGTTGGAGTGCTACGGAGGCATGTCGCCGCGCAGGGATGTCGTACTACACCATGGCTGCATGGCGGACAAAAGTCGCAGGCTTCCGTGACAGGGAGGCTCAAGCGGAGGCTCAGGGTGACATGTCGATGTTGGACATGCTGAAGGGGATGGCCTTGTCTGCCGAGGATGAGCGGAACCGGATTCGGGCGGCGGAAGTATGGCTCCGGGCTAGGCTGCCTCGGGTTGAACGTGTTGAGTTGTCGGGTCCCAACGGGGGTCCACTTATGGGTGTTGGTGTTGAGGCCAAGCAGGTTCAACAGGCGATATCGGTTTGGTCGGGTAGGCTCGGGATGCAGCGTGACGATGCTGGCCCTCAGAGCCTGCCTGAGAGTGATCAGGAGTAAATCAGGGTATGGACACCACTTTGGTTTCAAACATCCGTACGGTCCTTTCAGGGGCCAAGGCTCCCGAGGACTTTGGGTGGGGGCCTAATGACGTAGCGGCGTGGAAAGAGTTGATCGCTGGGGACCCCGTGGCGTTCATGACTCTTGGTGTTTGGTCTCGGCGGGTCAAGGAGGTTGATCCAGTAACGGGTGAGGACCGGCCTGCGGTTCATCCGCTTGTGCCGTTCATCCCGTGGAAGGCTCAGGCCGACATGATCTACAGCATGGTGGCGGCGGTTGAGTCTGGTCAGGACATCGCTGTAGCCAAGAGTCGGGAAACGGGCGTGTCGGTTATTAGTACCGCCATCTCGGTTTGGGGCTGGTTGTTCAAGAAGTGGGATGTGTTGTTGTGTTCTCGGACTGAGGCTCTGGTTGATCGGTCTGGTGACCCTGATACCCTGTTTGCCAAGGTTGAGCATGTCCTCAAGTACCTCCCGCCCCAGTGGCTGCCCTGCCCGTTGCAGGACTTGCAGTCAGGTGGACGGCGGAGGCGGCACTGTATTTTGGAGCATCCTGATGGGAACGCGATTACGGGTGAAGCAACGACGAGCCACATCGGTCGTGGTGCGAGAAAGACGGTGGTGGTTTTTGATGAGGCCGCTTCACAGGATCGCTTTGAGTCTGGTTGGCGGTCGGCGGCTGACACGGCTGCGAGTCGTTGGGCGGTCTCAACCCACTTGGTGGGGTCGTATTTCACGAACACTCTGTGGGAGACTGCGAAATCTACTGAGTCGCCCGTCCCGATTCTGCTGACCTACGTCGATGACCCACAAAAGTCGGCGGGGGGGTCTTGGACAATCGACCCAGACGGATCAATCACTGGGGACCCCGGTCGAAGTTACTACTGGTCACCATGGCTTGAAATGCAACGCAAGCGGCGGGATGTGCATGACCTTCGTGAGAACGTGTTGGCCCTGCCATCGTCCCAAGGTCGCGGGTTCTTCCCCGTGGTGGACACCGAACGTCAACGCCAGCACATCCAAAAGCCCCGTCGATGCAACGTGGTGGACGGCAAACTGGTGGATTCACCTACCGGGCACTGGCGAATCTTCATGGAGCCGGACGAGAACTCCAATCTGGTCGCGTTTATGGACCCTGCCTACGGCACTGGATCAGCAAACGCCTGCATCGTGATGATGGATACCAACCTGAGAGAGGTGGTTGCCACATACGTTGACCCCACCTGCCCCCCTTACGACCTGTCGCGAGAGATCGTCATGGCTGCCCGTTCATGGGCTAGGGGTCGCTCAGACATGCTGATCGGCTGGGAAGTCAACGGGCCGGGTTCGTCCATGCACCATGACTTTGAACGCCTGCGATGGTTCAATATCTTTCACCACAAGCGATTAGGCCAGCGAGTCGAGACCAGAACCAAGCGAGTGGGCTGGACATCCACGCGGGTGACCAAGCGGGTCCTGTTTGCTGACCTTGCCCGCGCATTGGCCGACGACACAATCGTGTGTCCTGACGAAGAGATCATTGACGAACTGGATTCCACGGTGGTTTACAAGGATGGGTCTTTGGGTCCCGCCCGGCTGGAGGTTGATGCTTCGTCCGGTGCAAGGGAAGCCCATGGTGACCGGGTTGTTGCTTTCGCCGGGGCTGTGATGTTGCTCGACGATGCCAACCCAGACGCTGAACGCCCAGACCCCAACTACGGAATGCCCGATTTCAGCCTTGGGAACATGTTAAACATGGATGAACTGCTGTAACCGTGACAGATGTCACGCATAAATGCGACCTAGATAAGAGAAGAGAACATAAGAGAAGAAAAGAGCGTACAGTCAAACCATGTCAATGATTCGCGTCATGAACTGCTACTTGCCCCTGAATGCGATATCAGCGGTTGAGATCAAGCACACCGGGGCTGTTGTCCACCTCAGTCCCGATACTGCCGATGTTCTTTCACGCAATCAAATTGAAGTGCCGATAGATGACACGCCAGCCCTATGCGATTGGCTTGACGCGATGATTGAGCCACCTTTGGTTTTGCACAGGTCGCTGATTGAAGAGAACACTGAGCCGGTTGAGCCAGTGGATTACAAACCGCCAAAGAAGGCTCCGGCCAGAAAGCCTAGAGGTAAACGTGCTTCGGATTGATGAGACATTCCGCGAAGAGGTGAAGGCCGCTCGCAATTGGCGAGATAAGCACCTCATGCACTGGAAGGCGATGAAGGAACGGTTTACCGGACCTGCCTACCGACACGAGAACTACGTCGAGGGGGCTGACATCGAGAACATCGTGGGCCAGTATGTATCACTGGTTCTTCCTCGTGTCGCATACGACTACCCCCGCATCCACGTTACGGCTGATGACCCCCAACAGGATCGTCGTGCCAGAGCGTTGGAGTTGATGCTGAACCAATGGTCCAAGCGTTCCGCCCTGCGTCCGACACTGCAAGAACTTGCAACTGATATGTGTTTGCTTTGGGGGGTTGGCTTGGTTACCCCAGAACCAGTGAAGCACCTTCGCCGCATTGACATGGGCGGAGCGGGCCTAATGCCACGGGTGTACCGGATTGCACCCGAGAACTTCTTTGTCGATCCGTCAGCGGAGTCACATCGTGAAGCCCGCTACTTCGGTCATGAGTACCCCATCGACATCGAAGACCTTGTTGCTATGGCGGAAGATCCTGAGAATAAGTTGGATCTTGATGTCGTGAAAGAACTCAAGAGTTCATACGACACCTACCGCGAGAAGTTTAGAACTTCCGTAAAAGATTTGCCCGAACGCGATCAGACCATCATGATGGAGGTTTGGTGTCCTGAATTAGACATCGAAGGTGCAAAAGACGGCGTTCACCACGGTGGCCTGCTCAAGTTTGCCATGAGTGCCGAGAATGACATCGTCATGATTGGGGAGCCAATCCCTTACTACGGCCCCGCTTGCGGCCCGTACACCATGGTCGGGGCATACGAGGTTCCGTCTGACGTTTACCCACTTAGCCCAATGACTATGGCGTTGCCGCTGATCGAAGAAGCCAACGATCACGCCAAGACCATGTCCTACTCCGCTGGTGCATACCGACGATTGATTGCGGTTGACTCACGCGGAACCAAAATGGCCCAAGACATTGCGTCTACGCCTGACTTGTTTGTTGTACCTACCGAGAACTTGGACCGCGACCGCGTGGTTCCCATGGAAATCGGTGGGGTTACCCAGCAACAGATGGCCTACCAGAACATTATGTCCGCTCGCCTTGACCGGCTGACGGGCATGTCCGAAGTGATTCGAGGATCGGTAACTGGGGATGCCACAGCAACGGAAGTATCAGCCGCATCGGCCTCTTCCGGTCTTCGGCTCGCATACATTCAGCGTCAGTTTGCTGAAGCCGTGAATTCCATGGCCTACAAGGCTGCTTGGTACGTCATCAACGACACTACCGAGTTGCCCATGGGCCGTGAGGCTGTCGAAGAAGGCATGCCTGCAAAGATGCCCGGCACAGAACTGGGCGTTGACCTGTCTGAGTTGACGCTTGATGTTCAGGCGTACTCAATGGAGCGAACCTCCGAAGCATTGCAGCAGCGTCGTGCGGTTGAGTTGATGCAAATCATCGGCAACGTCGGGCAGCAGGCCACGCAAATGCCGTTTATTGACTGGCAGCGAATGATGACTGTGGTCGGGGACGCGTTGAACATGCCTGACATGGCGGACATCCTGAACCTCGATGAACTTAAACGTATGACCGAGCAGGCGCAACAAATGCAGCAGCAGCAAATGCAAATGCAGCAGGAACAGGCCGAGGCCAACGTCCAGCAGAAGCAAGCGGCTGCTCGTTCAAGAATGCAGCGTGGTCCAGCCGATGCAGGTACAGAAGCACGGAACCAAGAGCGTGCGGCTGGCGAAGGTGGTGGCTTTTAATGCCGTCTTATGACTTCAAACGGGAGTCTGACGGCAAGATCGTGGAGATGTCTTACACGATGAGCAAGGTCCCAAGCATTGGAGAGGTCGTGACTGTCGAAGGTGAGAACTACACCCGGCTGGTGTCCGACTATCAGGTCTCGGCAGAGGTTGAGACCGTTACCCACGGCTATCCGTATGTGTCTCGCAGCATGCCGAAGAACTTGGCGGGCTGTGATACCAACAAAAAGGGGCAACCCATTATCACAAGCCGCCGTCACGAGCGGGAAATCATGGGCCGACATGGCCTGAAGCGGGACTAATGAGCGAAGAAACAACCAACGAAGCCACAGAACCCACCGAAACCCCTGCAACTCCAGAGTTTACGCAGGAAGAAGACTCGGTATTGGACAAAATCTTAGAAGCACGCGAAGAACGGAGTGAACAAATCCGTGAATCCGTGCGTACAACAACAGAACCCTCGGACGAGGCTGATAGTAACCCCACCTTGACACCCGAACGCCAGCGTGCGTTACGTCGAGCAAAGGTTCCTGAAAGCGTCATCGAGAAGTTTGGTGAGGATCAGGGACAACTCGTCTCTTGGGCTGATCAACTTCTTGAAATCCAAGGGAACGTAGACGGATACGCCGAGCGTATGCGTGGTTTAGAAGAGAAAGTCGCATCTCAGGGCAACCAAACCCAAAGTGACACGCGGTCTGCGGAACAAAGCAGCGCACCTCAAGACGACGGAACCACCGAAGTCTCTCAATCCGAAGCGGTAGAAGGCGAAGCAGCCCCGGAAACCAAGCCGGAGCAGGTTCAAACTCAACCTCCAAGGAATGTTGTGGAGCAACTGATCGGTGAGATCACGACTCTGCGAATCGAACAGGCACTCACACCCTTTGACGGGGTTACTGATCAGGAAAGAGTGCAAGTCGTGCAGCGGATGACTGACATCAACGAGAAGTCTCCGGGTGAATTCAATGACATCGCTAGTTTGGTAAGCAAAGCGGTTGGTGATGTAATGGGCGACCTTCCAACTCCGGTGAATCCCGGCCCCTCTGGTCAACCTTCTACTCCACCTAGAGCAGTAACTCGGACAGAGCGTCCGACTACTCCTGACGAAGCCGACGAAGCAGCGTTAGACATCATCTTAAACGGTGGGACTCTTGACGATGCCAGACGTGCAGCGATGCGAAGATAAAGTCTGCCTCCCTAGTGGGGGCCTTTTGCACGAAAGCAGGAAACAAAAATGGCTACATCCATTCGCAACTTCCTCGACTTCATGGACGCAACTGGCCCGGTATATCTGACCGGACCCGATGTCCTTATCAATGAAGCGGTGAAGCGTAATTACCTGTTCGGCGATTTGGTTCGTGAAAAGAATCAAGCCATCCAAGGTGGCAAAGAGATCAAAGATGTTTTGATGCTCGATGATTCCTCCACGTTCCAGTATTACCAGCCGAACGAAACCTTTACATACTCAAACCCACAAGTCTTGTCCGACATCACCGCCAACTGGCGTTTCTCGATGGACCACATGACTTTCACTGATGCTGAGATTGAACTCAACGTCGGTGGTGGGTTGACCCGTGAAGCCACCAAGACTGTCTACAAGGATCTCAAGCGATCCAAAGAGCAGCGAATGGTGACCTCCATGGTCAACGGTATGGAAGAAGGTTTGTTCAAGCCTACACAAGGCACTTCCTTCAACGACATGGAATCTTCCACTGGCAAGACTCCATACTCCATCCCTGCACTCATCACTGAGAACTGTGTCCAAACCTCCCTCGACGGTGGTGGGGCTAATGGTCTCCGTGGTGGTATGCCTATCTGTTCAGACACCGCAGAAGGTGGTGCTGTAGGTGGAACCAACACTACCATTTTGGGTATTGCTCCCGGAAGCAATGATCGCTGGACCAACGAAGTTGTGTTCTACGATTCCTCTTCCACTTTGGGTATGACTAGCGGCGTTATCGGTGCAACCACTGCATCGTTCAACAAAGCAAAGGTTGTTCAAGATAACACCACCGCTGGAGATTTCTCCGGTGATGGCATGGCAATCAATGAATTTACCGCCGTCAATATCTACGGCTTCTTGAATTCGTTTGACGAAATGTTCTTGCGTCTTCAGTACCGCCCACCAGCCTCGTTTGAACAATACTTTGAAAACATCGTGTTCAACCGTCAGAAGATTCTTTGCTCCCGTGAAGGTGTGAACCTTTACAAGCAAGCACTTCGTTCGGAAAACGACCGTCTGGTCAGCCCAACTGATGCTGCGTACAACAACCCTGCGTACTCCGGCATTCCGTTGACTTACTGTGCTGAACTTGACTCAGCCAAGATTTTCCCTAAGCAAAACGGTAACGGCGTTCATAATAAAGCCGCGTATGACGGGTTTAACTTGGATGCAACCGTAGGCACAACCGAGTTGGCGACTGATGTCATCAACCCCGGCGCACGCTACTACTTCATCAACGGTGACTACCTCACCCCGGTTCTGCACGCCTCTCGATACATGGAGAAGCACCCAACAATGCAGCACCCAAATCAACCGTTCACTCACGTTCAGATCACGGACTCGTGGTACAACGTGGTTGCTAACTCTCGTCAACGTCACGGCATTCTCGCGCCGATGATTACGGCCTAATAGGAAAAGGACAATTACAATGGTAAATGCTTCCCCTACTCAAAGCCCTCTCGGTCTCCAGTTTGCCAAAGAGGACGTAGTTCTCGTAGCAGATGCAGCGGTAACAAAGGGTCAAGTTTGCAAACTTACTCTTGATACCAGCAATCTTGTCTTCGATGCTGCAACTCCTGCTGCTGCTGCTGACGCAGAACTTACTGCTGCTGGCAAATTCAACTTCTACGGCGTTGCCTTGGAAGATATTGCTATCACCAAAAAGGGTTCCTTCCGTCTGAAGGGAAAAGTTGAGGCTCTTGGTGGCGACACCTCGATTGCCCTCACTGCACTCACCTGCGATGCAGCAGGTGCTTTGCATGCTGCTCCCGTGGACCCCGGTGCTGACACCAATTCAAGTTTCCGCACTTTTGCGGTAGCACTTGAAACTCTTTCTGATGGCGGTTTGCATAACGTCATCTTTGATGGTCTTGGTGGCTTCGGCTTCGTCGAGGCTGCATCCTGATCTTTTGATCACTTGGGAGAGGGGGGCTACCGCCCCCTTCTCCTCTTCCCATGGCACTTACCTACGCTGACGCTAAGGCCCACATATTGCTCGCTTGTGGTGGAGATCCCTCCACTACGAGTGCGTTTACCGTCCCCAAACGGATTGCCCAGATTCTTAACTTCGCGGGCCACCACCTTTACAGCCACGCTTGGAACTGGCGTGAGCGTACTGCCTCTAACCTTGACTTCACCACCAGCGACTTTGTTGTTCTGCCTGATGATGTCGGCACAATTATCAATGTGTTTCCCAACGGCAACACCTTTCGTCGCGTGTTCTTGATTTCACCAGAGGCGTTCTCTCGCTTTGAGTCAGACAACCTGACGATCACCGACGCGGTGTTCTACGTCACGCTTGCTCGTGCTAAGCCGGGCAACGATGGTTCAGCATCTACCGGGCAGCCCGCACGACGGCTGGACATCTACCCAACACCCAGTACAGCCGAGTCAAACGCCCTGTCCATCCGTTACCGAGCAGAGTTTGTTGAGGTTGCAAGCACAGACGTTGATAGCACAACTTTGCAAATCCCAGTTGAGTCGCACGTTGAGGCTCTCTACTTGGAGTATGTCCGAGCCTTTGCTGAAGGTGGCGAAGTTGGCGACACCCTGCAACGGGTGGCAATGGTTGACGCTTCACCCCTGCTGCAAGAAGCCATGCGTCGTGACGGCGTTGAGACCCCCAACTACGGGCCTCTTCCCATGGCTGTTCGTGGTCGCACTACCTCATACGGCGGCCTGAACTTCTTCCCTAACGGCAACATACCGGACCCATCCTGATGGCAAAGAAGAAGACACGAAAGAAAGCAGTCTCCCTCTCCGTCAAACGTGGCGAGAAGTTGTCTGCATCACGGGGTGCTGGTCTGACCGCTAAGGGTCGAGCCAAGTACAACCGTGCTACCGGAAGCAAACTTAAAGCACCGCAACCGGGCGGTGGCAAGCGTAAGAAATCGTACTGTGCAAGGTCCGCAGGCCAGATGCGGATGCACGGAGTAAGTTGTTCTAAGACTCCAAAGAAGCGTATCTGTGCTGCGCGACGGAGATGGAAGTGTTGAAATGGGCCACGAGGTTGCGAAAATTGCTGCTATTTCTTGCACCCATGCCCCACACACGCCAAGCGAGACGCATCAATGGATACTGGACACGATAGCCAACACCAAGGGTCTGACTCACTTCGTGCATTGTGGCGATGTCTTCGACGCACAAGCGGCCTCAGTCCATCCCGACGAAGCAGACCATACTCTGATGGACGAGTATCGGCACGCGGCTTCATTCTTGAAGAGCATTCGCCAGAACTTGCCGGATGGGTGTCGATTGGTGATATGCGAGGGGAATCACGACGACAACATCAGGAGAGCGGACCCGAGACGGATACCGAAGGGGCTGAGAGAGAACGCCTTCTGGATGAACACGGAGTTTGCGGAGGAGTTCAGGCGGTGGCATTGGCGGCCCTACATCAAATCTGCTGCGGGGTGCTACCGGGTCGGACAGGCGGTGTTCTACCACGGGTTCGATTGCGGGTTGACTTCGGACGAGTTGGAGGGTCTCCAGATGAACAATGCGACTGGATGTCATCCCTTCCGCCTGTTTGTGCGTGGGCATACCCATCGGCCTCTTCCCCCGACGCAGATTGTGAGAACGAGGAAGGTTCCGCTCCCATGGTGGTGCATGAATGTGGGGACGTGCGGCCCTTTGAAGCCGGACTACATGACGAGGAAAGACACTGGGAGTTGGGGATCTGGCTTGGCTCTGATCGAGGCGAGGATGGAGACAGCCTCCCGGCTGAATGCGAAGGAATGGTCGGCGGAATTGAGGACGATGCCATGCTAACAGCCGCTCAGAAACTAAAGAATGATTTGCAACGATATGTCGAGAACTTCGCGTTGGAGTTTGACATGAACAAATGGACCGCAGCAGGTGTCTTAGAAGAAGTTAAAACCGACGTTCTGTTTGAGTCCGACTCTTGGCCCCAACCAGATATTGATGAGGACGACGAATGAGAACATTTAACCTACTTGAAGCAGTTTCTAGTAACGATCAAACCCCAGCCGCTGTTGAGTTACAAAAAAGTTACGGGTCCGGAAAAGGTCCGGGCATTACAGGCGTTGTAGCGTTTAAGATTGGAACCAGCAGTGCAACCCTAACGGTGTTTGGTAGTGCTGACGGAACAAACTTCTACACCATCAAGTCTGTTACTGAAGCCGATATGACCAACGATAACGCAGCGTTTACGATTGCTTTGGCCCCCTTCATGAAAGCAACAGCCACCGGCGTTGGCACATTTACATCAATGAAGGTTGACATCATTTCGGATTAATCATGGGAAAGTGGACTCCATCTAACTTAAGTGCAGCGTTGTCTGCTTGGTACAAGGCCGACTCAATCTCCGGATCTGACGGTGACCCTGTGACTGCGTGGGCTGACTCCAGCGGTAACGGACACACCGCGTCACAAGCGGACGGGACGAAGCAACCAACACTCCAAACCAACGAACTAAACGGCTTGGCGGTGGTAAGGTTTGATGGCAGCAACGATATTGTGACCGATGACGGCATTCCAGCACTTAACGTTGGCACGGGTGATATCTGGCTTGCTTGCGTTTTCAAGTCAACTGACGATTCTGGCGCTCAGAACTTCTTTGAAAAAGGTCCGACTAGTTTTGGGCTTCGGTGTCTGTCAAAAGGCAATATGGAGATGACACTGGGTTCAACAACAAACACGCCGTTGCAGAATGTAGGCAACTGGAGTCGGACAGCGTTTGTGATGGCGACAGCCTCGCGTGTTTCAACCAATGCAAATGGGTTTGTGAACGGTTCACCCAGTACAACCACAAACCGAACCAACACCGTCAGCATTGATAACTCAGACGCTTTTGACATCGGGGCACGAGCCGCTAATGGTGCTGGGGCTATGACTGGCGACCTTGCCGAAATTCTTGTGGGCGGGGGAACCATAACTGGTGAACTTAGAAAGGTTGAGTCTTACCTGAATGACAGGTACGCAGTAGCCACGCTACCAAGCACTCACGAGTATTCAGATTTTGTCGCCGCCTTTGGCGTGCATGGTGTTCACAATCAAGATTTAATAGGGGAAATGGCACTCGATGTAGAAGGCCCCGTCGTCTCAGATACGTTAGCGGGGGCCGTATGACCGCCGTTGAATTTAACTTAGACAACGTTACCCAAGAGATTGAGAACTGGATCTTGAACTACCTTGACCACCCAAGCGAACACTACAACGGCATGAAGCCCTGCCCGTTCGCAAGAGAGGCTTGGATTAAAGACAAGTGCCATGTGTTGATCGGCGGCGAACACATTGTTCACCAGATCCTGCACACTTGGGACGACCAGTACGAGATTGTGGTGGTTGCGATTGCAGAGGACGAGACCGAGGGTCTTGAGGAATACTGCAAGATGGTGAACCAAGATTTGGTGGAGTACGGCACCGACTTAGTGTTAATGCCATTCATCGCGGGCGACGAAGAACCCGATGATCCAGCACTCAAACCTGAATCATGGGGGTCAATTATTAACGAGGCGTACTCGTTGGTGTTTGTGCAGCGGTTATCCGTCGTAAATCGGATATCCGAGGTACTTGAAAAAATGGGCTACTACGACAGGTTGAGTCCTGAGTTTATGCGATACATCAAAGAAAGACGAGGTTCATAATGCGTGGACGTAAAAAAGCAATGGGTAAAAAAGTCGGCGGAGCGAAGAAAAAGGTTGGGGCCAAGAAGTTTGGTAACACCGCTTTTGGCAAGAAAGTGACTAAGCGTAAGAAGTAATGGCAAAGAAGAAAGCCACAAAAAAGTCTGGCTCTAAACCTTCAAACCCATCGCTGTATAGCCGGGTGAAGTCAGAAGCCAAACGAAAGTTTGATGTGTATCCATCTGCGTATGCAAATGCGTGGTTGGTTCGCACATACAAAAAGCGTGGTGGCGGGTACAGAAAATGATTGCCCTGCTTTGCCTAGCCTTGTTTGGTGGTGGGAAGCCAGCCAACCCCGACGTTGTCGAGATGTGGGTGGACGACCTTGGCCGGGTTACCCCGTTTGGTCGTACGTTTGACGTGTACATCCAGACCGGCTTTGACCCTGAATTCTCACAACCGGACGGTAGCCCACGGCCCCCGTACACCATTGGGAGTACGCGGGGCGGTGAGGTTCCCACTCGTGCGTTCGCATGGACTGTTGAAGGCGACGTGTTCAAGAATCGCAACGATGCGTTCTACCCGTTCCTTGAGAACTGCCCTGAATGTATTGAATACTGGGAGCAAGACACCGGGATCAAGTGCCCCGACCCCGGCGAGTATTGGGATTGTATTCAGTCCAACCCATACCAGCGTTGGATGTACCTTGGTCAGAACTACACCCCAGTCAATTGGGACACGATAAACGGTGTGCCCAACACTTTCGATCTGGTAGGGCTGGACTACTTCTGGGCTGACTCTTGGATCTTGCACGGTGAACCCGGCAAGAAGTACGGAGCCTTTGGCCGTCTCAAGTACCCGCAAGTTCAAGCCCAACACAAAGGCCTAATCGAACCAAACACACTGATTTTCTGGCCGCACCGTGACACCATTGTGGGTGAGGTCTGCTGCTCTTCACCAAGCCAGAACGACTATGCCGATCTGATTATGTGGCGTGGCTACGACGTGGACTGGGAGAGCGAGAAGCACCCCGG